ATGATGGTGGTCAAGATACTGTAATGATGGTTAATAAAACTAATTTAATCGATGTCATTGATGGTGGTATTGATTCTGTTAGAAATTACGGTGGTGATTCTAAAACAAGACCTATTATCGATGGTGGTAACGCTTAATACAAAATATAATGATTTATATTTATTTAAAATAAAGAATTATGAGTGATAAAATAGAATATTCAAGACTTTTATTAAAAAGAAGTACACAGACAGGGGTATTACCTACTATAACAACAGGGACAACTCTAAACGAATTTACTGAAACTGACCTATTTGTAGGTGAGATGTATACTAATGTAGCTGATGATAGAGTATTTCTAAGAACATCTAACGGTATTATCGAGTTTAGGACTGATGCTTATAGTGGAGGTACGGTTGACCAAGAAATAGAAATAGGTGATTGGAATATGGATACGACATCAGCAACAACAGTATCACACGGTTTATCATCAACTGAATGGAAAACTATTAGAAATATTAATTTAATCATTAGAAATGATGGTGATACAGAATATTATACAATAGATGCAGCTGCTTCACTTTCTCCTGGATTTGTAAATGTGGGTATTGATAAATTCGATTCTACTAATATTTCATTATTTAGGGTTGATACAGGTTCATTTGATAGTGGTAGTTTCAGTGCTACAACATATAATAGAGGGTTCATCAACTTCACATATAAACCAGATTAAGATGCCAGTAATTTGTAATAAAGATAAAGAAGGATGTTACTGTAAATGGGGTGATAGTGGTAAGAAATACTATTACCCTTGCGGTGATGAAGATAAAAAAAGCGAAGCTAAACAAAAGGCTTATATCCAAGGATTAGCTATTGGTGATTATGATATGGAATCATATACTGATTATCCAAAGGCTGCAACAGAGAACGCTAAGAAAGCTATTAAATATAAGGATGAGAATGGTTCTGATTGCGGTACTAGAGTAGGTTGGACCAGGGCTAGACAATTAGCTGATAGAAAACCTATCTCAAGGGATACAATAGCTAGAATGGCTTCTTTTAAGCGTCACCAACAACATAAAGACGTTCCTTATGATGAAGGTTGTGGTGGAATTATGTGGGATGCTTGGGGTGGTTCAGAAGGTGTTGAATGGGCCATTAGAAAGTTGGAACAAATAGATAATGAGAACTTCTCAATATTATATGATATTATTATTAATGAAGAGTTTGATGATGAAATTAAATATAACTTATTGGAAGAGCATTTCAAGAAGTATAGAGAAAAACCTAATTCAACCAATGTATCTAACTTAATGTGGGATAGTGAAACAAATGAATTGGTAGTTAAATTTAAGAATGGTGACATATACACTTATTATGATGTTCCAGAGGGTATTTATAATAGGGTTATCGATGGTCAAGCTGGGACAAAAACAGCTGGTAAGCACGGTGATGTAGGTTCATACCCATCAGTAGGTGCAGCAATCCACCAATACATAATTAAAGGTGGGTTTAGATATAAGAAGGGTGGAAGTTTAAGATAATAGAATATGGCAAAGAAAGTACAAATACAAGTTGAGATTGATGGTACTAAGGAATCATTAAAAACAATTAGAGAATTAGAAGATGCACAATCAAAGTTAAATGAACAATTGAAAGATGCTGAAATAGGTTCCAAAGAATATAAAAAACTTAATAAAGAGTTAAAGAAAACTGAAGAAGGTCTTGCAAGTTCTGGTAAGGGAGCTAGCAAAGGTTTAGGTTTAATATCTAAAGGTTTTAAGGGTATTGGTATTGCGATGAAGGGTGCTGGTATTGGATTAGTTATTGGACTTGTAGCAAAACTAACTGATTTCTTAATGAAACAACAACCAATTGTTGATGCACTTAATGTTGCGTTTACAGCAATTGATATGGTTTTTAGACAAGTGTCAGATGCTATTTCAAGTGCTTTTGAATCCACGTCCAAAGCTAATGGTGGTTTTGAAGCGACTAAGAAAGTTATTGGTGGATTAATAGATGTTTCTTTATTCCCACTTAAAACTTTATTTATTGGTTTACAAGCGGCTGTTACTGGTATCCAATTAGCTTGGGAAAAAAGTATATTTGGTGATGGTGATACCACAAGAATTGCAGAATTAGAACAAGAGTTATCTGATTTAGGTGATGAAATGGTACAATTAGCCGAAGATACAGCACAATCAGCTGTTGATATTGTAACCAATGTTGGTGAGATGGCATCAGAAGTTGGTGGTTTTGTTGGTGAGGTTGTTGAAAAGGTTAGTGAAATAGATTTAAAAGAATCACTTAATGCAGCTGAGGCTTTAGTTAATCTTAGAAAAAGAGCTGAATTAGCGGCAGCAACAAATGATTTATTACTTCAACAATACGATAAGGAGGCTGAAAGACTTAGACAAATCAGAGATGATGAAAATAGGTCTATGTCTGAAAGAATGGCTGCTAACGAATCATTGGGTGCGTTATTAGATAAACAAGAAAAAACAATGTTAGCTAATGCTAATCTTCAATTAAAATTAGCACAAGAAGAATTAAAGTTAAATGATAACCAAGAGAATAGACTTAAGTTAATTGAGGCTCAAAAAGATATTCAAGATGTTATGGCAACAGTTGAAGGATTTAGGTCAGAACAATTAACAAATAGAGTTTCTTTAGAAAGAGAATCATTAGAGATTAGTAAATCACAAAAAGAAGCTGAGAATGCTAGAGCTATCTCACAAGCTGAATTTAATGCTGAATTAAAAGATGGTAATGTTGAAAGAATTAATGGTTTATTAGAAGCTGTTAAACTTGAAAAAGAATTAGAATTAACAAGACTTAAGTCTATTATCGATTCTACTAAAGAAGGTACTGCGGCAAGAGTTGAGGCGGAACAAACATATTTAGATAAAGTTCAAGAATTAAATCAAAAAGAAATTGAACTACATAAAGAAAAAGAAGAAGCTAAAACTGAAAAAGAAAAAGAGGAAAGTGATAAAAGAAAAGAAGAACAAGCTAAACGATTAGCTGATACACAAGCTAAGGTTAATAAAGCTGTTGAAGTGTTTAACCAAATTAGTAGTGTTGCTAATGAGGTAATGAATAGAAGACTTGAGAAGGAGACTGACGCTATTGAAGGCAAATACGACCTAGAAAATCAAAAACTACAAGAGAATTTAAATGCTGGTTTAATATCAAAGAGAGAATACGATAGAAGTGTTAAGGAATTGGAAAGACAGAAACAAGTAGATTTATTAAAGGAAAAACGTAAAGCATTTAATAGAGAGAAAGCACTTAATATAACCAACGCTACCATCCAAGGAGCACAAGCTGTATTAAACGCTTTCGCATCTGGTGTTGCTACACCTTTAATTGGTCCAGCGACAGGTGCTATATACGCTGGTATTGCTGGAGCATTCGCAGCTACTCAAATCGGTTTAATTGCTTCACAACAATTTAGGGCAGCTAGAGGTGGTGTGGTACCAGGTTCTGGACCATCAACTATTGATAGTGTACCATCATTATTGGCACCAGGTGAGACTGTAATTAATGCTGCATCATCAAGAATGTTTGCTAGTGAATTATCAGCAATTAATCAAGCTGGTGGTGGGATACCTTTAGCACCTACTAATGTTAATAGTGAAGTTGTTGAACCAAAATCAGTATTTAGAGATAATAATAATACAGTTGTTAAAGCATATGTAACTGAAAGTGATATTAGTTCAACACAAAGAAGAGTTAATAGAATTGAAGAGAGTTCAAGCTTTTAAACATAAATAAATATAAAACTATATATAATATGGAAAAGAATACACAATTACCGATAGTATACCTTGAAATAGAAGAAGGTGATATGTCATCTGGTGTGGACGCAATTAGTTTTGTTGAATCACCAGCAACTGAAATTAGTTGGGAGAAGTTTTCAGCACAGAAACCACTTACATTCCAAAAAGATGAAATGAAAAGAATTGTTACAGGACCTGTAATGCTTGCTGAAACACCTATCTATAGATATTCACCAATGCTTGGTGAGTACTATGTTAAGTTTTCAGAAGAAACTATCCTATCAATGATGAAGAAATACTTTAAGGATAATAAAATCCATAGAGTTAATGAGAACCACGATTCAAAAAGAATGGTTGATGGTGTTAGAATGATTGAAAGCTTTATCGTTGGTGATAGAATTAAATCTGAATTATACCCAGACTTACCAAAAGGTACTTGGGTTGCATCATTCTTTGTTGAAGATGAGAAGTATTGGAATGAAGTTATAATGGGTGATAAATTCACTGGGTTCTCACTTGAGGGTATGTTTATTGAAAACTATGAACAATCACTTATTGAGGAAACATACGCTAAAATAGAGGCTGTGGTAAACGATAACGAGTTAAGTGAGGATGAACTATTAGAAAGAGTTAAAAACCTCTTAAAATAGAAATTATTAAACACCTAATAATTAATAATATATATTGTATAATATTTAAAAATTATGAACAAAAAAGAAGTAATTAAAGCAATCAAAGCATTATTCTCAACTGAAGAGAATGTTGTTGAAGATTCAACGGTTGAACAATTCTTAGACGTTAAAACTACTGAGGGTAGAATTTTGAGAGTTGAAGATATGTTAGTTAATGCACCTATCCAAGAAGTAACTGAAGATGGTTTAGTTGATTTAGAAGATGGTGAATACGAATTAGAAGATGGGCTTAAGGTTGTTGTAGCTGGTGGACTTATCTCTGATTTAGTAGAACCAGAAATGGAAGAAGAGGTTGAAGAAGAAGTTCCAGCTGAAGAAGAAGCTTTCGAAGAAACTGAAGAAGTTGCTGAAGTTGAAGAGGAAGTAGAAGCTACTGAAGAGGTTGAAGAAACTGAAGAAGTTAGTGAAGTAGAAGAAGAGGTTGATTCAGAATTAACTGAACTTTTAGAGTTAATTAACGGAATGGTTGGTGAGTTCAATTCAATGAGAGAAGAGTTCAACGCATTAAAAGAAGAAAATTCAGCATTAAAAGAAAGATTTAACAAATTTGCTGAAGAACCTTCAGAAGAGAGAACAACTACAAAGGTTGATTTCAATAAAGTAGATAGAAATGAAAGATTAAAATTCTTTTCTAAAAAATAATAAGAAAATAATAATATTTAAAAAAATTAAATTATGAGTTTAAATGTATCTGGTTTAAGTCAGTATACTGACGAAAACAAAATGGACTTAATTAAGAAGTCTGTATTAAGAGGTAGAACTGTAGATTTATTAACTGTACAAGGTGATATCAAATCTTCAGCTACTATTAACATTATCGACTCTACACTTACAGCACAAGCTGGAGCGTGTGGTTGGTCTGAAGCTGGTTCAACTGCTCTTACACAAAGAGAATTATCTGTTGACGCTATTAAAGTAAACGAATCTATTTGTTTAGACACATTAGAGGCGTATTACACACAAAAAATGATGAACCCAGGTTCTTACAATGAGGAAATTCCTTTCGAAGCAATGTATGCTGAAGAGAAAGCGGATAAAATCCAAGATATGTTAGAACAAATTATTTGGAAGGGTGACAAAGTTGCTGGTTCTGGTAACTTAGCATTAGCTAACGGATTCTTACAATTATTTGACGGTTCTTTATCTGGTTCTGTTGTTGACGCTAACGTTGACTCTGTAACTGCTGTAACTGCTGCTAACGTAATTGACATCGTTGACGGAATCGTTGATTCTATCGATGCTGAGATTATCGATGCAGATGACTTACACATCTTCGTAGGATATGATTTCTACAGAACTTATGCTAAGGCATTAAGAGATGCTAACTTATTCCACTACACTGGTGCTGAAGACCAAGGAATGGAGTTCTCTCAAATGGTACCAGGAACTAACGTAAGAATGGTAGCTGTTAAGGGTCTTAACGGAACTAACAAAGCTGTAGCTTCAAGAGCTGCTAACTTATATGTTGGTACTGATTTACTTGGAGATTTCGAAGATTTCAAAATTTTCTACTCTGAGGATAATGACGAAGTTAGATTCAGATTAAAAGCTAAGATTGGTACTCAAGTGGCTTTCCCAGAGTTCGTATCTTACTTTAAATTAGCTTAATCTTAGGATTAATCTTATAAAAAATAATAATAAAAAATAATAGAGGGTGGGTGATAACACTCACCCTTTGTTATAAAAGATAAAAAAAATTAGAAATTATGGCTTGTATTATAGATAGTGGATACGCATTAGGATGTAATTCAATCGGTGGTATTGAAAAGGTATGGATTGGTACTTATAGTGCTGATGCTACTTACGCTTTAGACGCTGACAATGTAATTACTGGTGCTACATCTGGTTCAACTGTTTACTTAATGGAACAAGATATTGAATTTGCTGGGTTAGAACAAACTGGTCAATTCTCAAGAGAGAATGGTACTGTTCACTACGAATCAGTATTATCTGTTAAGTTCATCGAATTAGATGCTGCTTTAAGAAACTTAATCTTATCATTAGGTAAAGCTCCTGTATTTGCAGTAGCTAAATCAAACGCTGGACACTATTACGTGTTAGGTGTAGAGTCTGCTGGTAGAGCGACTGAAGGTTCTGCTTCACTTGGTGTTGCACAAGGAGATATGAATGGTGCTAACCTTTCATTCACTTGGAAAAGTGCTAACGGTGCTTACTTAATGGATTCAACAGTACTTGGTACTGACATTACAATTGGATAGTAAAAATGGGTTAATAACCGTTTAAATATTCCTTCAATAGAATTTGGCTGCTCTTTATGGGTGGCCATTTTCGTTTATAAACAAATCATCACCAACTTATATATATTGTATGAAAAAATTAAGAGTAAAGAAAAAACATTTAGGTAAAAGAATTACCAATGGTAATGAAGAGATTATTCTTACTAAAGAATTAACCCAGAAAGAACTTTTATATATTAAGAATATGATTGGTTCAGATTATGTTGAAGAATATACTAGTAGAAGAAGAAGGGTTAATGAAATCACTAAAGATTTAAAAGAAGATTAATAATGATATATTTAAATAAAAATTCGTTAAATACAGTTGTATTCACACTTAATGAAAAAACTACATTACCATTGAGTGCGACTACTTATTTAATGGAAATATATTCAGATTCTGACCACGACACAAAGGTACTTAAGTTTACTGGTGACACATCATTCAATCCAAATAGATATAATGAATTTGTTATTGAAGAAACAACAAGTGAGGATTTAAGCCTTTCTAAGATTACTTTAGAACCTGGTCAGTATGATTACTTCATTTGGCAGACAAGTGCTGCTACAATGGCTCTAAGTGCTGCTACAAGTATTGTTGAGAGTGGTAAATTAAAGGTTGAGGGTAGTGGTACTACATCTACTACTTATTCACAAGATAATGATGAATATACATTCAATTAAAAGAATAAAATATGGAAAATAAAAAAGGAAAAATGGTTAAGGTATTTAATTTCAATGAAGCATATGAAATTCCATCAAATAAATTCAATGAAAAAAAGGGGTTAATTGAATGGGGTAAGGATAACTTATATCCAAACTATTTATTGGAATTATACCAATATAAGGGTGGTTCACTACACCAATCTATAATTAATAAAAAAACAAAATTAATTGCTGGTAATGGGTTTGAAGATATTCAATCACCAGAACTATCTAAATTTATTAAATCAAATAGATTAGAAAGTGAGGTTAAGAAAGCTGTATTAGATTATGAAATCTATAATGGTTATGCTTTTGAGGTTGTATGGAATAGAGAAGGTACTAAGATTGTTGAAGTACAACATATACCATTTAATAAATTAAGAATGGGTATTGAAAATGAAGATGTCCCATATAAACACGTATGGTTTTCAAATGATTGGTCACAATATAGAAAAGATTTATATAAGCCAGAGGCTATTAGACTTTTCAACCCATATTTTAACAAGGGTAAACAAATTATTTATTATAGTGAATATTCACCAACCACTGATATCTACCCTATTGCAAGTTACAGTTCAGCTATTAATTGGGTTGAGATGAGTTATGAGGTATCTGTATTCCATTTAAATCAATTAAAGCAAGGTTATTCACCTTCATTTATACTTAATTTCGCAAGTGGTATTCCTACTGAAGAAGAACAAGATGAATTCTTTAAACATTTTAAGAGAAACTATTCTGGTAGTGAAAATTCTGGTAAGATAATCATCACTTACAGTGAGGGTGAAAATGAAAAACCAGAATTAATACCAATCCAATTAAATGATAGTGATGATAGGTTTATTATGCTTAATGACCAAATACAATCTAGTATTGCACAAGGTCACGAAGTACCAGTACAAATGGTAGTGTTACAACCAGGTAAGCTTGGTAGTACTGATGAAAGGGCTGAATTAATGTTAGAATTCCAAGAGTTCTACATTACACCTCGTCAAGAGAATATTGAAGAAACTATTAATACTATTCTTAGTGTTGGTAACATTTCAGATGAGGAAATAAAATTAAAAGAATATAAAAAAGAAATAAGCAATGAGCAGTAAGGTAAAATTTATAAGTACAACATACTTAAAGGAAAATTCAACAATTGAGGATAATGTTGATGATGCGAAGTTAGTACCTTTCATATATAAATCTCAAGATATATATTTACAACAAATCCTTGGTACGACATTCTATAATCATTTAAAAGATGCTATCGTTAATAATACACTTACAAGTGATGAGGAAAGTCTTATTAGAGATTATATACAACCTATGGTTGCGGAATATACAGTATATGAAAGTTTACCATTCCTATCAAATAAACTAACGAATAAGAGTATTTCACAAGAGAACTCTGAGTTTTCAACACCAAGTGGGTTAGATGAACTTAAGTATCTTAGAAACACTGTTAGGGATATGGCCGAGTTTTATGGTAAGAGGTTAGCTAAGTTTCTTTGTGATAACACATCATTATTCCCTGTGTATTCAAACCCAGATGCTAATGAGAACTTATCTAAGAGCTCTAGAGCGTACTTCAGCGGTGTATATGTACCAAAGAGAGGACCTAAGAACATTCGTTCATATAACGACCCTTCTGACGATTGTTACGATTGTTAATAAACTAAAAAACTAAAACTAACTTAAAATGGGTGATATATTTAAAAACTTAGGGTCATATGGTTTAGAACCTTGGATGGTATTCGTTATTGTTATTGTACTTGGTTTAGGTCTTTTATTTCATAAGACATTTAGTGCTTGGTTAACAAGAATGTTATCAAAGAAAAAGAAAAAATATTCTTGGGATGATTATTATAAACATTCAGTATTCAATAATTTGGATGTTGAAGCGTCATCAATAAATAAAGTATTTGAAACGGATGGTGAGATTGATGAAAATAAATCATATATCTTTA